ACGGCGACCACCGAGATCTACACTCTTTCCCTACACGACGCTCTTCCGATCTAAGATAACAGGTTTTTTAAAAGAAAGGATGATAAAGATGAAGATAATTGCAAGAGAGGAACTTGAACGCGTTCCGAGTGATAAACGGTTCAATTTTAACGGTAACGAGACTTTTTGTCACGCTACTGGTTATGAGGTAGCTATTATAGACATCGGTGAACCGAATGACGAGCCGACTTGGTGGAATGAATATGAGCTTCCAGACGGCTCATTTGGGTATGGGAGATGATCCCGATTAAGAAAGGAGTACAATTATGACATTAAGAGACGTTCTGCTTGCGTGCGGAAATTTAAAAAATAAATCACTAGTCATCATCACCGATGAACACGGTGAAGTCTATTCAAATACAGTAGAGGGCTGTTTTGAACACAACCCAACATACATGAAAATGGAAGTCGCTTTTTTCAAAGTTTTCTATTGTAAGAACGGCGATAAAATCATCTGTTTAATTTAAAAAGAGGGCTATAAGCCCTCTTTTATTTACATGATAATCGGCTGATACGTGATGGTGCCGGGTGCTGTAGCAAACGCCCAGTGCCCGCCGGCCGGTACAAAGAATGTATTCACGTCTCCAATCGGGTCAGAAGTGACATTATCATAAACATAGATGCCAGTCCCTCCTGTCTGATATACGATTACCGGATACCTGTCACTGATTTTAATTGCCTTGCCGGGTGTCAGCGTAGACGGATCTACTTGCTGTTTCTGCAAGCATTTCGGTCTATTGATGATGTTCGCATCCAGTTCATTGTAGATTTTCAACGAACATGTTCTGGGGTTGATTGTTCCCAACTCATCCAGCGTTTTCACATTGCCACCGTGAGTAATAATGTCAATGTAACTATCCGCCAGTGCCTGTTTGTTCTGGACTTCTGCCGTCTTGTTGGCACGACATTCAGCACCGTTGATAATAACATTGCTAGTAGCGTCAATAACAATCCCGTACTGATTGTTGTAAAAATGCCCGCCCATTATACCAGCACCTGTGTTTGTTTCAAAAATACACCCGATATCAGACGATTCACCCGTGCTGTTATTAAGAAAAATCGGTGAGTTGATGTCATAGCAAGAACCGTTCCCCTCATCAAAAATGGTATAGCCATGGCAGTTATTGACAGAACAACCATTAGACCACGAGGTGAAACTGCTTGTTAAAATGATACCTCTTTTTGCATTGGAAAAGCATACATGATTGATAAAGGAATCAGACGGGCCCAGGAAATTGATACATGTAGTGCAGTGCTGAATTAAACATTTGTCAATGTATGATTCAAAAGTATCTCCGCTGGGCGTGAATCCCGTGTTTTTGTTGTATTCTGAATAAACACCCGTTTCAAAATGCTCGATGAAACACTGCTGGATGAAGTAGTGATAGCCGTAAATCTTTACACCCGTGTGCATGTTATTACCAGTCAGATGCAGATTGAACATACAGAAACCGTGCGGTGCTTCCGCATTTCCTTTTCCCGTCCGATCATCAAAGTCACGGGTAACAAAACCATCATTATTCACGCATTTTAAAATTGCGTCGGTTGCCGATTCGCCTAGAATGAGCATTCCGCTGTCAACGATGATCGGCTTTTCCAGCCGGTAAGTACCATTTGGGATAAAGCAGATTTTAAAAGTATTCAGAACGGTCTGGATGATAGTGGACGCATCTTTTACACCGGTGTTATCCGCTCCGTTCGAAATGATATTGTAGGGAGTGGTCAGAAGTCCTTTCTTATACAGACTTTCGATCATCTCACGGGTAGTTTCACCAATTACCCCCTCGATGTTTTTCACATAGCCCTCAACGTTTTTCATCTGACTGAGAATCCAGTCAAGGTTCAGTTCGTGGAAATTTGTGTACGGAAACTGATCAAATAATCCCATTTTAAAGCCCTCCTTAATAAATCAGTAAACAGAACCGCTCTTTAAAGTCGTTGATAATAAAGTCAATGATATTAAATACGGCAATTTCACGTTCCGCAGAAATCATCTGTTGTGTCATAGTAACACCGATGTTACCCGTTTCTAACTGCTCATGTGTTGTTTCACCTGTGTTGTTATCGCTTGTTTCACGTGAAACATCATTTGTTTCATTACCCGTATTTGCAATTGTTTTCGTTCCGCTGTTTGTTACTTTTCCGTTTCCGGTAAAATCTTCCGTACTTTCTGTGCTGTTGTTCTCACTTGCCGTGCTGTTTGTTTTTTCCCGGTTCTGAAAATCCGTGCTGTCATAAGCACTGACTTTGCCGGTCGTTTCATCCTGTCCAGTGCGGGTATTTGTACCCGTTCCGGTTGTCTTATTTGTTGTGGTGCTGGATGATGTATATTCATCATTGGTTGTTCCGTTGGCGTTGGTGGTTTTTGATCCTTTCTCCGTTTCCTTTTTTGTTCCACTTCCTGTCTGCCGTTCCGTCCAAGTACTTCTTCCGTCCTTATTCCAGATAGGGTTATACTTATAACAGGTTGTGTTGAACATTTTCTGCCAAACGGCTTTTTCTTTTGCCGACCAGATTTTGATGATTCGCTTTAATGCGTTAAAGTCTGAATACATGATTTCAAACTCAGCGCATTCCACTAGCAGGTTTTCCACAACGGTCTGAGGGTCGATGGTAACATCTGTGTAGTAGGAATCCGCATAACCGGACGGTATTCCCTGTTTACTAGGCAGACTTTCAATCAGTCCATCCAGAAGAGATTCATCATAATTATACAGTCCTAACAGGCTCATCGTTGCCATCTTCCACACCTCCTTTATATCTCCAATTAACATCCAGTTTGATCCCAAACATCTTCCGCACTTTCTCGCAGGATTCTTTTAATTCTTCCAACCAGAGGTCACATTTCGTCCGGGTTTCCACCTTATTGGCGTTTACCTCATCTGTAATTAACCGTTCCTTTTTGTCTGTGTTGGCGTTCGGGATTCCTACATCCGTACAGAACATAGCTTCGATTTTCCGCATATCCGAAAGCACCTGATCCGCAATGTAGTTCTGTCCGACATTCTGATTGAACATCTGCCAGTTCGCTTTACCATCGTCTCGGAAAAGCTGTTTATCAATCACAGCGGCTACGTTTCCCGCCGCGATCTGGTCATACAGTTTCTTGAACGTTTCCGCCATGGTCTTATTCTCAGCGGCGAACACATACGCAAGCTTGCTGTTTACCAGATTCATTCCTACGGATTCTGCACACAGTGCCAGCATATCTGCATAATAGGTAACAATGTCCATAATCCCGCCGTAGTCCGGCTGTAATCGCACCAGTTCGCACTGCAAACCGATACGGGGTTCTAGTGTCCCGGACAAGAGTGGGTTCGTGATGATAGCGTTCGTCGGCTGATAGAACACATCATACCCCCGCAGACCACAAGCCTGGGGGATTACCCCATATCTGTCTGTATTGACCACGGCGAAAAAACCCCAACAATACAGCGTATAAAGGGTGTAGTTTTTTGACCATTCGGGCGGCATCTCCCACTTGAAAACGCTCATTGCTTTCTGAAGCAGATAGCGCTGAAAATAAAGAGATAAGCTGGTGTTCCGGCAATGCACTGTACTAGGCGAAATCACCGAGTTAGCCGCGTTGATATAGTCTGCCGAAAAAGGTATGCCATTATACATTTCTTCTATCCCTCCGTTTTTTCTTGCTGAGAACCGCGATCAGAAACGTTGTTCCCGTTCCCGGTGTTGCCCCGGTGCTGAGGAAGCGATAAATTAACACTGCATTGTTATAACGCTCCGCTTCGCTGAGGTAACGGTTTCCTTTTGCCCATGTGGTGATGGACGGATCATTTGCATGAGCAACGATAAAGTTATAGCAGTTCTGTGCATACTGGACGCGAGCGTCCCACGAACTGTCATGGATGCCTTCCCAGCCGATATTCCACGCATGGGTTAATGCTTCAATGTCCGTGCTGTCGCTGGTCAAAAATTCCGTTAGATTCTGATAGGCGGATGCTTCCCCGGTGCTGTACCAGACATTCTCATGAATGAGATAATTTAACTGACCGACTCCATCATCATCGGCATAGCCGTTGTTCATCAGCCACTCATGAAGCTTGTAGAGTCTACCGTGAGTGTCGCCCTCGGTATTTGTCCACTGACCCAGACCAAAGCCGACCAGCAAATCTGTAAACGTGGTTTCATTCAAGTCCTGCCAAATACCAGGGTTAATGCCGGATTCCTGCCAGAAGTTTCCACAGATTGCCGCAACAACGTGGGCACTGCTTCCTTTTGCTCCGCTTGCTCCGCCGCCAAAGCGGTGACAAGTGTCCCAGGTAGCCGGATTGCTGACACCCGTGTTAATTGACACCTGTTCCCCGAGTGGATATGTGGAACTGTGCGCACCCATGGTTCTACGTCCATCGTAGACCATTTCCGTGTGGTTTCCGTAGTTGTTGTTCCGCACAAGAATATCACCGGGTTCCCACGGATCACCAACCGGAACGCGATTAAAGCCGAGGGCATCCAATACACCGCCCATGTCATACGTGGTGAAAGACCATGATTTCCCGCCGTAAGCGGCTACCACATCAAAGCCGGATGCCAGAAGAGCATACCAGATGAACGAACTGCAATCGTAATAAGTGATTCCATTAACTGTCTGCTGATTTCGGTACGTCTGAGAGTAGCCAACATTCTTTTTGTTACAGGTATCAATCGCCCACTGATATGATACCTGTATATTGCCCGCCATTAACGATACCTCTTAATGATCGGGAGAAGTTCATTTACGCATTTCTGCACCTTGACAGGATCAAAACCATCTGCTTTCAGGCGTTTTGTGCGCTCTGTCCCGTTCCCATAGTTGCCGCCAATCACAAGAATGGCTACCGCCACGGTTGTCGGCAGTGAATACATTTTAATCTCACTCATAATAAAATCCCCCTTCTAAATATTCTTTTACCATTTTCTTTTCCGGTTCGGTTGCGGAAAAATTGATTGCCCCGTTTTCCACTTTTACGAAACCCGTGCAGTCAGAAATCTTCCGATGCTGGCAGAGTGGCGAACCGTTGTCGGCTTTGTCGTACGCAACCTGTGAAAAATAGTTCGCTTTCAAAGCAACAAAGTGACCGAGACCGATTGCCGCCATACCGGAGTTTGTTCCAGTGGTATTCAAAATGCTATTGCTTGCTTCCATGGATGACGCAATACCAGCACCGGAAAAAGCACCCGCAAGACCGGAAACCAGTCCGTTCCATGCCGTTGATAATGCACCAGATAAACCGGAATATTGTTTTTCGTAGTTAAAGGTAACATTAGAAAGCTGAATTGTCACACCGACCTGTGCTTGCCCCTCGTAAAGAAGTCTGTAGTTCTGATTATCCTCTCCAACCTTCGACTCAATCCGCAGAATACCCTTTCCGGTCACAAAGTCGAATGTTGCTGTAAAAAGCGCATCGTCAACAATTTTATTCCCGTCCAGAGGGATCACACCCCACGGATCGGCTACTGCATAGTACTCAGCGAACGGCGGGTATCTCAGATAAACCAAGTCCTCATTGTGAGGGCGTTTTGGTCTTTTCAGAGTTAATGTCTGTGTAGATGTGGTGGAAATCAGTTTGTGCCCTGTCAACTCGGGTGTTGACCAAAAACCAAATCCAAGCGGCGTTGCTCCTTCCTCCGCGGGAACAGGCACTGGAAACCACAAGCAAGAAACCACATATTGAAAAGGGTCAATGAATGCTTTCGCAACATCTCCAGCGAAATCGGTGATCTGATCCCAAGACTGGATAGAACCGAGCATGTAGGCACGAAAAGCCGCCATCTCCGCACCTGTCAGTGCATAGTATGCAACTCCCCCCGCAACAGTATCATTGTTGTTGACCAGTCCCACAACATAGGTTCCCTTGTCCAAGTCAGGGTTTACCCAGTTCCAAGAACCTACGGTTGAAGCATTTTCAACACCTACGACAGTAGGGTATAAGCTGTCAATGATGGTCGGGTCTTGGAATGTCGCACACCGCAGGATATAGGCGGTTGTGTCTCCGATCACTGTTTTGTATGTCGAAAGAACATCTTCTGACAGTACGATACGCCAAATACCTTTTTCCCAGATCACATCCTGCACAAAGTAGTAGCGAGAGAAAGATGGGATGTAGGCATAGTTGTATGCAGTCACGTTTTCAACTAGTTCCAGTTCTGGTCTGATGATAGAGGTGTTATCTTTGAGAACAGCTTGTACAGTGAATCCCCCCTCGGCGGGGGGATTTTTTGTACTGTTGAGCCGTTTAGAGAAGGTGTAAAGAGTAACTGTTAATGCCATATTTACTCCTTTCTTTTACGTTTCACACGAAACATTTTATTTTTCCGTTTCGAGCGTAGCGACGGTCGGAGCAACGTTCACTTGAGATGCAGCCGCGTCTTCGACGTAGAAAATAACAGCGTTTTCTGTAAAGTCGTTCCAGTAACGATCTGTAAAGTGCCAGAACTGATTGTAATAACCGCCTCTTGCATTGAACGGGCTAGGCTGTGACCACTCGTTCACTGTAGTGTAGCCAGCCGCTTCTTCGTCAAATAAGACACCGAGAACGTTGGATATACTAGTGGCGGCTCCAACGCTCGGGTCGACAAATCCTATTGTTCCATCTTTTTTCAGCACCGAAGGTTTACAATGAACAGCGGAGGGGTTTAATGATGACTGCCAGAAATTAACGCTCTCGAAATCAACAGCCCTCAAGAATTCCGGATTGAATATACTAGAATAAACCTCAGAATTGATCTTGTTAACTAAGTCAGTGTACAGGTAGAACTTCATTTTTGACTTCGGGGTGTGCCGAATAATCGTGTAGTTCGTTAACTGGGAACTGAAAAGACTATTCCGGTCAGTCATTAAATCAGCGATTGTATTGATTGTTGAAAACGCAAATTTCACGAACCCCTCAAAATTATCGGTTTTGAAAATGTCATTCACTTTCAGAGATGTTCCATTCTGCCGATTATAGAGAGCGAGAAGATTAATTGCCCTTTTACCCCCGTTCGATTTAGCTAAATTTACACTCGCCGCCCCCCCTGTTTCTGCTCTGTAAATACCAGACAACAGGTTGTTGATTGTTGCACGTGCGGTTTCCTCGTGCGCCTGCTCGATCATATCACTGGCATTCTGCATAACCATTGAAATGAATGAAGCAAATTCGTCCGGTGATGAAAAAGCGCAATCAAGCTGGTCTTTAAAGATTGTAAGGGATTTCTGATAGGTTTCCGCTCCGTAAAAATTCGTCTGCAAAACCTTCGGTTTATTCACACGGTACTGGTCAACGCTGTTTCCATCCGTCAGACTGAACCGGTCATCATCCTCAAACGGCTTGTCAATTGTCAGCAGTTTGCGAACATGATTTCCGTAACGCTGATTTGATACGTACAGTCCCTTAAACTTGCGCGTATATGGTCTGACTGAGAAGATTGTTCTCGATAACACCTGTGAAATTGCTGTTGTCAGCGGGTCGTATCCTGTTTTCAATGCCGTCTGTGCCACGGTGACGAAAGAACCAGTATCGACAGGAGCGAGAGTTTTCACACCGGTTGCCTGACTTGTAATTTCAGTAAGGACAGTCGACAATTGTGCAAAAGATAAATCATTTGCCATTTACTTTTCTCCTTTCGGGTTAATAATGGATGCTAAAATATCATCCGTAGTTTCTGTATGGGTTGCGGGCTGTGAGGAAAACAGCAACGCCTGTTTTTTCATATCCTCCCTCAGTCCTAAAAGAGCGTCCAGTACGGGATCGCCAGATGTTTCTGTCGGCTGTACCGGGGCGATCGGCTGTACCGGGGCTGTCTGCTGAACCGGAGCTATCGGCTGTACCGGGGCGATCGGCTGTACCGGGGCTGTCTGCTGAACCGGAGCGATCGGCTGTACCGGGGCTGTCTGCTGAACCGGAGCGATCGGCTGTACCGGGGCTGTCTGCTGAACCGGAGCGATCGGCTGTACCGGGGCTGTCTGTAAACCAGCAAGAGCAACAATCTGATCCCGGGTAAATCCGGCTTTTGCTAATGCTAAAATGTCTTCCTGTTTCATTTTTCTTTTTCTCCTTTCAATGATTCTTCCAGTCTGATGAGTGCCTGTGTGTTGTTGTTTAATGCATCCGTGACTTTCTCCATTTCCACCTTGTGGTTGTCAGACTCTTTCATCATCCGCCAAAAGAGTGCCCCGCAACAAACGATCGGAAATCCTAAAGTCTGCACCATGGTCATGATTGCGTTTGCGTCCATATCCACCTCTTTCTTTCCCGGGTAATAAAACAGGCGGTGTAATACCGCCCGCCGAAAAGGATTCCTGTTCCGAAACATAGAACATGTGCATCCTTCCAGGATTGTTTCTAGCACTTCCTTTTCACTTCTGATTATAACATACATTCTCCTTTCTAGCAAGATGTTTCACGTGAAACATTTCGTGAAAAGAACTTGGATGATATAGTTTTCCAAGTATAAGGAGCGTGATAAAAAAGCAATCCAGAGGTAACGATATTTTAACCGAAAACGCACTTTGTCATTTTCGCTCATAGTGTAGTTATCTTTGAAAACACCGGACTTGAATGAGGTGACATAGTACTCCTGTCGTGACTTGTGACGATAAATGTACATCTCGCCCACATGGACTAAGGGCTTGAACTCTTTGATATTTCTGCTTCCAATATTATCCGCCCGGTCTTTCGTGAATACATTCTTTAATGACATCTGATAAAAGTCAGAATCCCTTGACACCAGATTGTAAAGGGCTGTTTTTTCTTTTGCTTCGGACACTGGGCTGTCTTGACAGATGATCAGTGCCATACCCCGTTCTTTGTCAATCCAAATAGATGTACCGTTCTGATGCATCTTCTCGGCTCTCAGCACCAGACCCAGTGATATAAACAATTCATTTGCCATGTTATTACTATTAGCGGCACAGATCACTTTCACAGGCGGGATACCTTTCAATTCGCGGTTACGGTTAATCGTTTCATAGCAGTTAAAAAACGCTTCTGCTTCATTTTTCAGAGGTCGCTCGTGCGCTTCAGCGATAAACTCATCGTAGAAGATGAGGGAGATATCACTGGCATCAAAACCACGCATATTCGAAATTGTTGACAGTGCGAGGGAATAACAGAACGGCTCAGGTGAAATAATCGTTCCTTCCATATCTGTTTCATAAAACGCACTGTTCTGCTTTGTTAATGACACCGCTTTGAACATCCGGTTCATATCTCCGAGGACAGGTTTAAGCGGCGAAAACTCCGGTTTAGATATCAGATCAGCTTGTGTCTGCGTCCTTCTCATCAATGCGAACTTGATCTTTTTCTCAATCGCAAATTTGCACACACCATACGTTTTTCCAGTTCCTCGACCACCTACAATAAAGATGAACGGTACGGGTATGTTGTAAATAGCTGGTATATTGATAAAGCCATTGCTGTCATATATATTCTTCTCTTTCATATGATTCACCTCTATGGAAAAAGCCCCGAACGGTACGGGGCTTTTTGCTTGAAATACACAAACGAGATAGTTTTTATAATTTGTTAATTGTTAACTAGTTACTCTGCATAGGCACAGGTGATAAAGTGCCGTCCTGCTTTTGACTGTGCACCGATTACCTTAATGGTGGTAATCTCTTCCCCACTCTCCGCGAACATATCACAGAGAGTTGCAAACGATTCGATGAATGTTCTACTGTTTGTCGCATACGCGATATTCTCCTCAGACAGGATCGAAAGAAGGGTCTGTTCATTTCCATCTTTATCCGTGTCGGAATAGAGCATCCAGTTAACCACCGGAACATTCATCCCCTCCGCATCTCTCATGCGCCGAATCTCCGGGTTCATGCTCATGAGGTATTTTTCTTTTACACTAATACTTTCGTTCTTTGTTCTGATAACTTTCATTTTTTAATTACTCCTTTCTTGTTGCGTTCTTAATGAACTCATCTGCTTCCATGGTGTATACTTCTTCTGTGCTTGAAAGCACCTTGAAACTGAGATAACCTTTATCTTCCATTAAATAACTTTCAATGCGATCGCGGCTGGGGGTTCTCAGTGTCATGAACTTTCTGGTAACCGTTTCCTCTTTTTTCGTTTCCTCGTTGTAACGATTCACTTCTAACAGAGTGTAGACTACTGTCTTGCTAATTGTTCCTTTCATGTTTTTTGCTCCTTTCTTTATATTGTTATTCTTTTTAGGATTTTATTATAACCCCATTTCTAATTTTTGTCAAGCTAATAAATTTGTTCCTTTTAAAATTTTCACTGATTGATTATAGAGAAGTGCATCTTGCAAAATATCCTCATATTCCTTTGTAATGCCCACTGCATAAGTGGTTGGGCGAAGTACTACGTTTTTCGTTATCTCAATCGTCTTTCCGTCCTTATTTATAAATGTTGTTATTTCCGGCTTGTCATTGTAAACAGTTTCCAGTTTTCCACAATCGCTGAATACAAACCCGGGCTTCAATGCATCCAGACCACCTTTCCTCTTTAATTCTTCCGCCCCGGCTTTTTTCGGAACTCCAGCGACCGTGATCTTTAATTTTCCATCAGCTTCATAGGCATACTTTTTCGCACCCCATGTGATAAACCGATCAGCGTCCTTCTCCTGCTCGTAAACTTCCATGAAGTGATCCGCGCCTTGCGGGTCACTAGCCCATGCACCATTCTCTTTCGACAACTTCACTTTTTCATTGTTGTATGCTGAGAAATCAACATCACCTAAATACTTGATCGAATCAGTATCGCAATAGATAAACGTTCCGCCTTGATCAGTTACGATCCGCATTCCCTGTTCCAGTTCATAACGCGCCCAAGCGGTACACCAGACAGCCCAGGTATAGGGAATGAACGCCCGTTTCATAAATTCTTCCAGCAATTCTTTTTTCGTCTTTGATGTATCGATGGTAAATTCTTCATCTTGATACAATATTGACTCTTTGACAGGATCTTGTGCTGTCATACCATAAATAGAATTTAGCTTATTTTTACTCTTCATGTAAAAATATTCCTGCCCTTCCACATCCTTCAGTTCTGTTTTCTTTTTATAATACAGACAAATGGTTTCAATCATGGCGGCGGGGAGTTTGCCGTATCTTGCGGTATAAACTTCTATCGGTACAATTTCCTCAATGTGATACTCTTCAACTATGATTCTTAAATCAACATCTGTGATAGAAGCTTCCAGATAATCAGCACTCAACACTCGACCATTGTCAAAGACACCATTTACAATTGATCTGCACTTATCTTTTGCCAAATAGGGGCAGCCCCAAGAGTAATCATTCAACGACACGCTCTTGAATGATACCCGCATCAAGATTGCTTTTTCCCTACGCTTCATCATATCAATGATCTGCCCCGCATCCGGGACTGGTTTGGAAATCTTATGAAAACGGGTAACCGGATAGGCTCTGTTGCACTGCACTCCCGGATAGCTTGAGGAACGGTCGGCGGAATGGACTCCCTCCAGAATCCATCCTGCATAAAATCGGTTTGCGTGAGTATTGCCGCCCCGGAATGCTTCTCTTGCTACTTGATATACGTCGAAATCAGGCTGTATTCCCATAATCCAGCGGTTGCCCTCAAGTGCGTTTTTCACATCACGCCGGACATATCCAGTCGAGGTCAGCGGGATTGTGTAGAGGGTATCCCCGTCGTTTTTCATTTCGGTCTTTATTGCTTCTACAAGACCTTGTACATCGTTAATACAATATGCTAACTCTTCATCACTTAACGGCGTATATGAATAGCGTTCTATATTATAATCAAGATCACCGGAAAGCTTCTTGTGCTTAACGTTCATTTTATCTGTAAATGTTTGCAGAGACATGTTTGTTTGAATGTATGAACATCTGAACTCGAAATGTTCGAACATTTCACACTTACAAACTTTTCTTTTATCCAGTGCGAAAACCTCTTCCTTTGAAAAAGGATAAATACCGGATAAAAACTGAAATTCAAATGAGAGGTTGTGAACATACACTACGATATAGTCCATGTCTTCCAGATTAGATGCTATCGCACGCATGAAGTACTCAAACTCTATCCATGTTCTCCCGATCACAGTTACTTTCTCATCCACCTGAAATTGCCAGATGTACATGACAGATTGTTCGATTTCTTTTATTCTTGTAGTTTCGATATCAAAAGCACAAACTAAATTGATGTAGTTTTTCTTATTTCTTGAACCTTTTTTTCTTTTTACTTTTCCTGCTTTACTAATAATTGAATAATCAAAATCATATACATCTACAATCATTTCTCTTTACTCCTTTAATAGTCGTAGAATTTCATCCGCGTCTTTTGAAGCAATGTCCGGTAACTCACTGATCTTATAACGATTTTCGAGCCAGCTATCGAGGTCTTTTGCTAACGTGGCTGGTGAAACTTTGTCCCGAGTTGCTTCCCATAATTCCACTACTGCTTCGGAGTCGTATTGCAGGTCAATCGCTTGCTGTGAAAGAAGTTCCATGAAGTCTACGAAAGACTGGAAATTCTTTTCGTTAACGTCGTAACCATACGACTGCAACTTTTCTATTTTCTGCTTGCGCTGTGCTTTCTGCCCTGTGACGGTTGAGAGAGGATTGTCAAGGAAACGGGCTAACTGAGAAAGTGCTAACGGAACCTGCTTCTCTGTCAGTTCTGACAGCTTCTTTGTGTTAAACACATTGTATTTATATACGGATGTTTCTCCGAACCCGCCTTTCGCAAGTCTGGTTAATCGCTTGACTGCTATTGCTCGAACCCTGGAATACTCTTTTCTAATTTCAGAAGGGCTGTAGTTATTTACGAGATACTGAGGGTTATAATGCTCGATTGCGCCGAAAGTAAGTTTGGCCGAGGGTTTGAATTTTGCCATTTTGTGATCTCCTTTCTATGTTTCACGTGAAACCTAAAAACCGAATAGATAAAGTGTAGGCATTACTATGATAGAAAGCAATACCATGAGTGAGAGAAATATGATCTGTAATGTTTCTTTCATATTATCTCACCTCAAAATAACTCTCAGAAACCGTGACGCGACACCACGCATTGCAAAACGTGTGACTTCGTCTGAGCCGTATTTTTCTAAACATTCTTTCACTGTAATCCTCTCTTCGAAAGTTCCTTTCGTAACTTCCACATTCATAGCGCTTTCTAAATTAAAGCATGTAGAACATAAATCTTTGAATAATATGCAGCCTTCCTTTCCATCTCTCACATGAGACTTATAACTACTTAATTTTATTGTAACACCCTCATCGGTAACACTGAACCAAACAACTTCCTCGTCAAGAACATCGTATGAAGTTGCTCCTAAATTAACATACATTGCTACATTAGCATCTTTGTATATAATTTTTACTACGTCATCCACTTTGATATTATCACAACATAAATATAAATCCTTGACTTTCATAAC